GCACGGGTGCGTCGCCGATCCCCATGAAGCCCCGCGAGGAGGACATGCGGTGAGGCGGCCTGGCGACGAGCTGGGTTGCCGCAGACGGCGTCGTGCAAAGCGAATGGCGGCCAGTGAGAACGCCCCGGCGGCGCCGAGGCGTTGAAGAGGTGAGGTATGAGGCGGCGTCCTTACGTCGATGCGTCGGACGGCAGATCAGGCAGCACCAGGATGGTCACCGGGTACTCGATGGGCTTGTCCCATTCGTTCACGCCGGTGACGGCGTGGGCCTTGATCGCCAGACCGACGGCGTCGGACTCCACGACGCGCGGCTCGCGGAAGGCGAGGTCGCCGGCCATTGTCTGGGCCAGCAACGTGTGCAGGCGGTTCACAATGTGGGATTGCACTTCAGACGTCATTGGGGCTCTCCTTCGTGGAAACGTGGTTCTCCCTGGCTTCCTCGGCCAGGGCGTGGTACTCGGTCATCGCGTCCAGGTGGACGCTGTCCGTGGCGGCGTAGTTCCGCCGGTAGCGGACGTCGAGGATGCTGCGCTCCCGCAGGAACGCCAGCGCGACGGCGACGTTCGTGAAGGTCACGTCGCGGCCGGCGCGGCGCTCGTAGTCGAGGAGCGAGATCATGGTGAATCCCGCCTCGCCAAGTTCCTCGGCGGCGTGGGCGATCTGCTCGAACGCGGCCCGCGGGCAGCGGTGCTCGTAGGGCTGCCCGCGGACCGGGACGACCTTGCGGACCAGGTGGTCGTCGAAGACCTCGAACGTCTCGTCGCGCGTCGCGGTCACGGCTTACGCCTCCGCCGTCGCGTTGAACGCGAACAGGCCGCGTTCGACCTTGCGGAACCGGGAGACCTTGCCGTCCGCGACCGCCTGGTTGATCTCCCGCAGCATCGCGGCGTAGAGCGTGGCCTCGGGCGTCTTGCCGTTGGGGCTGGTCCACAGCCCGCGGGCGGCCATCGCCTCGATCAGGTCCTTGGCCCGCATCGGGGCGGGGGCGTCCTTCAGGACCTCCGCCGCGGCGTCGATGGCGCTGACCCGCTTCGGCTTGGGCTCGGCGGCGGCCTTCTTGGCCCGGGTCTTCTTCGCGGGCTTGGTCTCCGCCGTGGCCGCGGCGACCGGCCCGTCGCTGGCAACCGCCGCCGCGACCGCTTCGCGGGCGTCGGCCTCGGTCACCCGGGTCCGCCGGGCCCGGCCCTTGGTGCTCTTGTTCCGGTCACGCTTGTTCTTGTTCCGCTTCGACATGGCAATCTCCTTTTGTTCGCCTCGTCAGGCCCGGGTCTCAAGTGCCCGGGCGACGCGGGCCAGCCCGCGTTTCGGCGGCTAGTCGTTCACCGGGACGGTCACAATCCGATGCGTGCCGTCCGACATCTCGTGGTCGCACAGGTAGGCCAACTCGACGCCGCTGGCGGCGAGGCGGTCGATCTCGGCCTGTTCCAGGACGAGGATCAGCCCGTGGAGCAGGACCGCTCGGCCCTTCCCGTTGGCCTCCGTCCACTGGATGGCCTCGTGGGCCGCCTGGAAGTCGATCGCTTTGAACTTGCGGGTCTTCATCGCTCTGCCTCCCGGCGCTTAGGCCTGCTCGGTGGTCCGCTGGACTTGGCCCCAGTGCTCGCGGATCTGATCGCCCAGGTCGGCGTACTGGCGCTGCAGCATCGCCCGGCGGGCGGCATAGCGCCGGCCGCGGGGCGTCGTCCGCAATTCAGCCAGGCAGCGCTCGGCCGCGGCCATCAGGTCGTTGATCGTCTTCGCGTTGTTCTTGTTCGTCGTCATCGTCGTGGCTCCTCGCGTCGTGCTGGTTGGGGGTTACGCCGGCTCGGGCACGAACAGCTCGCCGACCTCCCAGATCTCGCGGCCGGCCGCGGTCTGGACCAGGTACGACCAGGCGTCGAACCCGTTGCGCCGGAAGGTGCAGACTCGGACGACCTTGCCGGGCTCGCCGTCTTCGCGGCTGACCACCAGGGTCCCGGGCGTCAGGCGTCGGTTCGTTGTCGTCGTCGCGTTCATCGTTCGCGCTCCTTTTCGTACGCGCCATGCGTACAGACACATGAGTCGCTGGGTTTGGCCCGAAAGCAAGGCCGGTCGGCCAGAATGTCGAGAATTTCTTGCATATTCCGAGCCCAGGTCCGAGTCGGCGGGCAGCATCGTCCCGAGAGCGCTCTCGTTCGGACCGGGGCGGGCCAGTCCCGCTACTCGTTACATACGCCGCGGCACGGCGGCCCGGTGGCGGCCTGGGGCGGCCCGTGGCGGGAGGCGGCGTAGATGGACGGGCAGAACCCCAGGCTCAATCCGACGGCGCTGCCCCTGGCGGACGCGGCCCGGCTGCTGTCCGCCGTGGGCGGCCAAGCCGTCACCGTGGAAATGCTTTCCGCCGACCTCGCCGCCGGCGCGCCGACCAACGCCGACGGCACGCTCAACCTAGTCCAATACGCGGCCTGGCTCGTGAAGGAGGCAGGGTCCGGTGCCGATTGACCCGCGCAAACTGAAGCCCACGGAACTGGTCCGGCTGCTCAACAGCACGCCGCTGGGCGAGGTCATCTCCGAGCGGCAATTGCACCGGCACCGTTCGCGCGCCGGCTTCCGCATCGGCGACGGGCGCACGGTCGACCTGCTGCGGTACGTGGCGTGGCTGGCAATCGAGCGCCATCGGCTCAAGCCGGAACCTGACGGGCTCAGCGGATACGAAGCGCACAAGGAGCGCGCCGCGCAGCGCAACCGGGAGATGGCGCTCTTGGGCCGCGACATCGCCACGGACGAATGGGTCCACGCGCCGCGGAACCCGGAGCAGCGCGCCCGGGCCGAGCGCGACTTCCAGTTCTTCTGCGAAGCGTACCTCCCGCAGACGTTCCACCTGCCCTGGTCGCCGGACCACCTGAAGGTGATCGCCAAGATTGAGCAAGCCGTGCTGGAAGGCGGGCTGTTTGCGATGGCCATGCCGCGCGGATCGGGCAAGACGAGCCTGTGTGAGGTCGCCTGCCTCTGGGCGCTGGTGTACGGGCACCGGGAGTTCGTGGCGCTGATCGGCAGCGACGAGGAACACGCCGCCGGCATGCTCGATTCGATCAAGGTCGAGTTGGAGACCAACGACCTGCTCGACGACGACTTCTCGGAGGTCGTCGGGCCGGTGCGGGCACTGGAAGGCATTCACCAGCGCACTGCCGGTCAGTTGTACCAGGGCAAGCAGACGCACATCGGCTGGACCGCGCGGGAGATTGTGCTGCCGACATTGCCGCCGTTGGCGTGGCTGGGGAACCACTCGCCGCAGTCGAACGGCGCGATCATCAAGGTCGCCGGCATCACCGGCCGCATCCGTGGCATGAAACACAAGCGCGCGGACGGTTCGTCGGTCCGCCCGTCGCTCGTGCTGATCGACGACCCGCAGACCGACGAATCGGCGCGCTCGCCGTCGCAGTGCGTTACCCGCGAGCGCATCCTCTCGGGCGCCATCCTGGGCCTGGCCGGCCCGGGCCGGAAGATCGCGGGGCTGATGACGCTCACGGTGGTGCGTCCCGACGACCTGGCCGACCGCATCCTCGACCGGGAGGAGCATCCGCAGTGGCAGGGCGAACGCACCAAGATGGTCTACACCTGGCCCACGAACGAGGCGCTGTGGGCCCGGTACGCGGAGCTGTGGCGCGAGGGCCTGCGCGCGGATCGTGGGATTGTGGATGCCACGGAGTTCTACCGCGCCAATCGGGAGGCGATGGACGCCGGCGCGGTCATCGCGTGGCCGGAGCGGCATCATCCGGATGAACTCTCCGCCGTCCAGCACGCGGTGAACCTCAAGCTCGATCGGGGCGAGGCATCCTTCTGGGCCGAGTACCAGAACGAGCCGCTACCCGAGGAGCAGGCGGACGACGAGCTGCTCACGGTCGACGAGATCATGGCCAAGACCAACGGCCAGCGCCGGGGCGAGGTGCCGCCGGCGGCCACGCACGTGACCATGTTCGTCGATGTCCAGGCCAAGGCGCTCTTCTGGCTCGTCGCGGCCTGGGAGAACGACTTCAGCGGATATGTGCTCGACTACGGCACGGAGCCGGAGCAGTGGGTAGGGCGGGCATCTTGCCCGCCAGAATACTTCACGCTGCGCGACATCCGCCGGACGTTGGCGGCCGCCGCGCCGCGCGCCGGAATCGAGGGGGCGATCTACGCCGGACTGGAGCGGCTGACCGAGCGTACGCTCGGGCGCGAGTGGGAACGCGACGACGGCGCGCGCGTGCGTGTGGATCGTTGCCTGATTGACGCGAACTGGGGCCAGTCTTCGGACGTCGTGTACCAGTTCTGCCGGCAGAGCAAACACGCCGGCGTGGTCATGCCCAGCCACGGCCGCTACGTCGGCGCGTCGAGCATCCCGTTCAGCGAGTACAAGCGCAAACGCGGCGACCGCGTAGGGCTGAACTGGCGCATCCCGGTGATCACCGGGCGCCGCACCGTCCGCCACGTCGTCTTCGACACGAACTACTGGAAGTCGTTCATCCACGCCCGTCTGGCCGTGCCGATGGGTGATCCCGGCTGCCTGTCGCTGTTCGGCCGGAAGGGTGAGCAGCATCGCCTGGTCGCCGAGCACCTGACCAGCGAGTACCGCGTGAAGACCGAAGGGCGCGGGCGGACCGTGGACGAGTGGAAGCTCCGCGTCGACGGCCTGGACAACCACTGGCTCGACGGCCTAGTCGGCTGCGCCGTGGCGGCGTCGATGGGCGGCGCGGCGCCGCCTGGCTTGGTCGGTGACGCGCCCAAGCCGCGGCCCACGGTGCGGTTGTCCGAGTTGCGGAGGGGGAAGCGATGAACGGCGCGCCGCCGACCACCGCTGACGCGCCTCGGCGCGGCATCGAATGCCCGCGCTGCGGTTGTCGGCATTTCCGCGTGATCTATACCCGCGCGTCCTGGGGTGGACGGATCATCCGCCGGCGCGAGTGCCGGCACTGTGGACGGCGGATCACGACCTCGGAGCGCGTCCACGGCTGATGTCGCGCGACCGCACCTACGTCTACCGGTGGAACGATTGTGACGAGACGTGGCGCCGGAGCGACGGGCCGCACGGCGCCGCGTCCGTACAGGGTGTGATGAGCTGCATGCTACCCCCGACGACGGAACTGAACCGACTGGAGCTGGAGCTGCGCCTCGGGCCGCACCGTGATCGCGAGGACGCCGTCCAGGAAGCATGGCTGGCCCACCTGGAAGGCCGCGACCCGGCGACCGCTGCGAACACGTACCTACGGCGGCAGCGGCGCTACCGCCAGCGCGAGGCCGCCACGGACCCCTTGGGAGCGCTGCCCGTTGCGGCAAACTCCGCGGCGCACCGTCGTCTGGTAGCGCCCCTTAAGAAGATGGGGCCGGTGTCGAGACGCGCCGGGGGGAAACGCGTGCTCCGACGGGGTCCGGCCCCGATGCCTAAGTGTAGCGCGCTGGCCGGGGCCGGGTCAATGGAGAACTGACCGCGGGATGATGTAACGGCAACACGCCGGCCCCATGCGCCGGCGCTGCGGGTTCGAGTCCCGCTCCCGCCATTGGCGTCACGGAGGTCGCGGCGCCGCAACTGACAACCCGACGGAGAAGCCCATGTCATTCGGTCCGGTCACGATCGCCACACTCGACACGATGGACGTGCAGGCGCCGGGCGCCCCGGGTCTGTCGGCCGAGCAGGTCTCCAACCACGCGGGGCAGTTCACGCTCACCCCGCCGACCACGGACGCCGATGGTTCGCCGCTCTCGGGCCTGACGTTCGGCCAGGCGGTCGTGATCCAGGCGGACGCGGCCACGGCCGAGCTGTTCAGGAACGACTTCGAGGCGGCGCAGCAGTCCAGCGGCGCGCAGGTCTTCGAGCTCGACCTGGCCGACGGCGCTCCGGTGACGCGGGAGTTCGCCATCGCCGAGCCGGGTCGGCCGTACTCGATCCTGGCGCGTGTGGCGGACCATCCCCGTGAGCAGTAGCCCGGCCAGCATCATCACGCTCACCACGCGCCGCCGGCCGTGGTGGGCGTGGTGGCTGCTCGCCTGGGCGCGCTGGCTGCACGGACATGCCGCCGGGCTCGTGACCCGATTGGAGCAGTGACCTGATGCCGGAAGACCTCGAACAGACGATCCGCGAGAACGCCCAGGGGCCCAAGCGGGCCCAGGGCGACTCCGGCAGCGTGGAGCAGCATCCGCTGACCGAGCAGATCGAGGCCGATCGACACCTGGCGTCGAAAGAAGCGGCCAAGAGGAAGCTCGGGGTCCGCATGACGAAGGTCGTTCCTCCGGGAGCGGTGTGATCGTGTTCAAGTGGCTGCGACAACTCGGTTCTCGGAAGGCCGCGGGCGTTGCGGCGCCCCGCGGCCGGCTGCTCGTCGTGCGCGGCAAGTATGACGCCGCGCAGACCACACCTGGGAACCGCCGGCACTGGGCCAATGCCGATCACCTGTCGGCCAACGCCGCAGTCAATGCCGAGGTGCGCCGCACGCTGCGCAGCCGGGCGCGGTACGAGGCGGCCAACAACAGCTACGCCAAAGGCATCGTCCTGACGCTGGCGAACTACGTCGTCGGCACGGGCCCGCGGCTCCAGATGCTCACCGACGATCCCGAGGCCAATCGCCTGATCGAGAGAGAGTTCTCGCGCTGGGCGAAGGCGGTCGGCCTGGCCCACAAGCTCCGCACGATGCGGATCGCCCAGTGCGAGACGGGCGAGTGTTTCGGTCTGCTGACCAGCAACCCACGCATCGCGGCGCCGGTGCAACTGGACCTGCGGCTGATAGAGGCTGACCAGGTCTCGACGCCGTTTGGCGTCCTGGCGCCGGAGGAGCAGGCCGTCGACGGGATCATGTTCGACGGCTTCGGCAACCCGGTCGCGTACTACGTCCTGCGGCGGCATCCCGGCGACCAGCGCGCCTGGCGTCCCGGCATCAGCGACTACGACCTGATGCCGGCGGAGGCGGTCGTGCATCTGTTCCGGGCCGATCGCCCGGGCCAGAGCCGCGGTGTGCCGGAGATCACTCCGTCGCTGCCGCTGTTCGCCACACTCCGGCGCTACACGCTCGCCGTGCTCGGCGCCGCCGAGCAGGCGGCGCTGCCCAGCGGTGTCATCTACACCGACGCTCCAGCCGACGCCGAAGCCGCCGGCGTCGAGCCGATGGACACGGTCGAGATGGATCGCGGCACGTGGATGACCATGCCGTTCGGCTGGAAGATCGGCCAGGTCAAAGCCGAGCAGCCGACGACGGTCTACGGCGACTTCAAGCACGAGGTGATCAACGAGATCGCCCGTTGCCTGAACATGCCGTTCAACATCGCCGCGGGGAACTCGTCGGGCTACAACTACGCTTCGGGGCGGCTGGACCACCAGGCGTTCTTCAAGGCCATCCGGATCGACCAGAACTTCCTCGGCGACGTCGTGCTCGACCGCTTGCTGAAGGCATGGCTGGACGAAGCCGTGCTGGTCGAAGACTACCTGCCGCAGTGGTTGCGCGAGCTGGGCGTGGGCCTGCCGCACCAGTGGTTCTGGGACGGCCTGGAACACGTCGATCCGCAGAAGGAAGCCACGGCCCAGGCCACGCGGCTCCAAAGCAACACGACCACGCTCGCCGCCGAGTACGCCAAGGCCGGCCTGGATTGGGAAAGCGAGCTGCGCCAGCGGGCCCGCGAGATGGCGCTGATGCGCGAGCTGGGACTGACGCCGCAGGTTGCAGCGCCACAGGCGGCGCCGCAGGCCGCAGATCAGCAGAACCAGGAGGACAACAGCGATGTCACGGACGACGTCGGCACGGCCGATTGAGGCGCCGGACCAGGTGCCCGATGAACTCGTGCTGCGCTGCATGCCGGGCCAGATCACCTTGGAGGCACTCGCCGTCGAGGGCGAGGCCGAGGCCATCCCGCGCTTCACGATGCTGGCGTACACGGGCGAGCCGCTCCGTGTGGACGGCTGGCGGTTCCCGGTGGTCGTGGACCTGGAAGGGCTGTCGATCCCGTCGCAGCGCCGGCCGGTGCGCTTCGGTCATAGCATGTACGCCGGCGTCGGGCACACGGAACGCATCGCGATCGAGGCGGGCCGGCTGGTTGCCGAGGGCATCGTGTCGCGCGACACGGCTGCGGCACGCGAGGTCGTCGCCAGCGGCAAACGCGGCTTTCCCTGGCAAGCTTCGATCGGCGCCCAGGTCGCGCAGGCCGAGTTCGTCCGCGCCGGCAAGAGCGTCACGGTGAACAGCCGCACGTTCGAGGGCCCGTTGTATGTGGCCCGACGCACCGTGCTGGGCGAGATCAGCTTCGTGGATCTGGGGGCCGACGGGAACACCACCGCGACCATCGCGGCGCAGCAACAGGAGACGCAGATCATGGACGAGACCAAGGACACGGAAGTCCTCGACCCTGAGGCGCAGGAGGCGCCGCAGGATGCCGCTTCTGGCGGCCGGGCGGAGGGCGCCGGAACGGAAGCCGGCCCCGCCGCCATGCCCGTCGCGGAAATCCGCGCCCAGGCCCTGGCCGAGACCCAGCGCATCGCGGCGATCCGCACGGTGTGCGGCGGCACGGGTAGGGCGGGCATCCTGCCCGCCATTGCCGAGATCGAGGCCAAGGCGATCACTGAGGGCTGGACACGAGACAAGACCGAGCTGGAGGTGCTGCGGGCCAGTCGGCCCAAGGCGCCGGCCATCCACGTCGCCGAGGACGTCCAGGGCGGCAAGATCCTCGAAGCCGCGTGCATGCAGACGGCCAAGCTGACCGGCGTCGAGGAGCTCTATGACGAGCAAACGCTGGAAGCGGCGGCCAATCGCTACCGCGGCGGGATCGGGCTCCAGGAGTTGCTCCTGGAGGCAGCCTGGGCCAACGGCTACACCGGCCGCAACTTCCGCAACAGCCGGGAAGTACTGCGCTTCGCCTTTGCCCAGAACCTCCAGGCCGGTCTCTCCACCGTGGACATCGGCGGCATCCTGTCCAACGTCGCCAACAAGTTCCTGCTGGAGGGCTTCTTCTCGGTCGAGCGCACCTGGCGGAACATCTGCGCTGTCCGCAACGTCAGCGACTTCAAGACCGTCACCAGCTACCGGCTGATCGGCAAGGACCAGTACGAGAAGGTCGCCCCGGGCGGTGAGCTGAAGCACGGCACGCTCGGGGAAGAGAGCTACAGCAACAAGGCCGACACGTATGGCCTGCTGCTCTCGATCGACCGGCGGGACGTCATCAACGACGACCTCGGCGCTATCACGACGGTGCCCCGGAAGCTGGGCCGCGGGTCGGGTCTGAAGATCAACGATGTTTTCTGGACCACGTTCCTGGCCAACAGCGACTTCTTCAAGACGGCCAACAGCAACTACCTGAGCGGCGCCGATACGGCGCTCTCCATTGAGGGCATGTCGCAGGCCGAGGTCGCGTTCCTCGAGCTTAAGGACGCCGAGGGCAAGCCGATCGGGATCATGCCGGCGATCGTGCTCGTGCCCACCGCCCTGAGTGCGATGGCCACGATGCTCTACAAGTCGCTGGAGATCCGCGACACGACGGCCAGCACCAAGTACCCCGTGGCCAACCCGCACGCGGGCAAGTTCCGCACCGAGGTCAGCCGCTACCTGGCCAACAGCCAGTACCCGGGCTTCAGCGCCAAGGCGTGGTATCTGCTGGCCGACCCGAACGACCTGCCCGTGACCGAGGTCGCGTTCCTCAACGGGCAGGAGGCGCCGACGATCGAGACGGCGGAGGCCGACTTCAACGTGCTGGGCGTGCAGATGCGCGGCTACCACGATTTCGGTTGTGCTCTCCAAGACCCTAAGGGCGGGATTAGGGCAAAGGGCGAGGTGTAGGAAGAGTCTCACGCCAAGGCGCAAAGACGCAAGGGATTCAGTCTCAGTCTTTGCGTCTTGGCGTCTTTGCGTGACATCCGTAGGGAGCAAACGTCATGGCCCAGGCAACATTCGTACAGGAAGGCGGGGCGGTGGACTACACGCCCGGCGCGGCGGTCGCCATCGGCGACGTGATCGTCCAGGGCGAGCTGGTCGGTGTGGCCCGCGGCCCGATCGCGGCTAACGCGCTGGGGTCGCTGGCGGTGGACGGCGTATTCGACTTCTCCAAGGCCACCAGCGGCGGCAGCGCGATCACCGCGGGCGCCAACGTCTACTGGGACGACACGAACAACGTCGCGACGACCACCGCGAGCGGCAACAAGCTGATCGGCAAGTGCGTCAAGGCGGCGGCCGACGCGGACGCGAAGGTGCGCGTGCGGCTGAGCCAGTGAGGGAGTGCAGAGTGAAGAGTGCTGAGTTGCAGACAGCGCGCCGAAGCCGAATCTGCACTCTGCACTCATAACTCTGCACTCGGTTGGAGCGCTGCGATGCCCGACCTGCTCGAACAAGGCGCCGCGTGGCTGGAGAGCCAGCGGACGCGACACATGGCGCGCATCGTCACGTACGTCCGCGGCGAGGGCCGCGTCGACGTGGCGGCCACGATCGGGAAGACCACGTTCGAGCAGGCCGACGAGTACGGCGTGATCCACCGAACCGAATCGCGGGACTTCCTGGTGCTGACGGCCGTGCTTGTTCTCGCCGGTACGTCAACGCTGCCCAAGGCCGGCGACCGCATCCGGGAAACGGCCGGCGATCAGGTGTTCGTCTACGAGGTGCTGGCGCCGGGCGGTGAGCCGCCGTGGCGCTACAGCGATCCGTACCGCAAGACGCTGCGCATCCACACGAAGCACGTGGGCACGGAGCAGCCATGACCAGTACCACGATGAAGACCGAGTCGCCCCGCTGGGTAGGCATCGCCCTCACCGCGGCGCTGGCCGTCGTCGCCTACGCCGTGCAGTGGGGTGTCGTCACAGCGCGCCTGGCCCAGGTCGAGAAGCGGCTGGACGAACTGATCGTTGAGGCCCGCGGCCTGCGGGCCGAGTACCAGACCGTGGAGCGGCGTGTGGCGTACCTGGAAGGCCGCTACGGCCTGCCGCCGGCGGGCAAGGGAGTCCCCCAGCCGTGAGCGTCCTCGTCGAACTGGCCGACGCGATCGTCACCAGCCTGAACAGCGGCGCCTTCAGTGTGCCGTTCCAGGCGGTGCGCGGCTACCGGCCGGCAGTCGAGCTGAAGGACCTCGAAGCGCTCCAGGTCACCGTCGTGCCCAAGGCGCTGACGATCAGCGCCGCCACGCGGAGCAGCAGCTACTTCGACGGCGTCATCGACGTTGCCGTGCAGCAGAAGGTCGATGCGGACAAGCTCGCGGACCTGGACGCCCTGATGGCGCTGGTCCAGGAGATTGCCGACCACCTGCGGAACCGCCGGCTGGAAGGCCAGCCCGCAGCGGTCTGTACCACCATCGAGAACGATCCCGTGTTCGCTCCCGAGCATCTGGAGCAGCACCGGGTGTTCACCAGTCTGCTGACCGTCACCTACCGCGTGCAGCGGTAAGCGGAGAGTAATCCGTGGCCCAGCCGCCCGGCATCCCGTTTCCCTTCTACGCCCTGCCCGGCGTGGCCCTGCTGGGCGTGCCTGGGTACCTGGGCTCGACCGCCCAGGCGCTGGACAGTACCTACAACCCGACGGTCAGCGGTGACGCGGTCTGCATCGGCTTCTTCACGCCCGAGTCGCAGACCAGCGGCAGCCTGACCCTCTATGCCTGGCTCAAGAACCGCGTCGGCAACCCGACGAACGTGGTGGCCTGGCTCTGTCCGCCCCAGACTTCGTATCCGGCGCGGCCCCTGGGCACGCCCAACGCCATGTCGGGGTCCGTGAACTGCACCGACGTCCCGACCAGCGGCGGCGCATGGAAGACGTTCAGCTTCGCCAGCGTCAGTCTCACCGCGGGTCAGCGCTACTACCTGGTCATCCACAACGCGACCACGACGCCGGCATCGAACTACGTCTCAGCCGCCTACTCCGGCGGCGCATCGGTCGGCACGGCCGCTTACCTCGACCGCCTCTGGCAGGGCGGATATACGAGCAATGGCTTCAGCAGCGACCCGAGTGGGACCCCCGGCGGGCTGGTGCCGGGCGTAATCCGGCTTGCCAGCAACCGCCTGTTCGGCTCGCCGTTTGTGGACTGGGACAGTGTCGTGTCCTCGACCTCGGACCGCGGCAATCGCATCCGCCTGCCCGTACCGGTCTACGTGGCGGGCGTGGCGGCCTACGTCTCAGTCTCCAGTACCCTGAGCGGGGCCCGCGTCTATCGCGGCACGACGTTGATCGCCACGGCCACGGTCAGCAACTACGACAAGATCACGGCCCCGATCCTGATGTTCGACGCGCCGGTGCGACTGGAAGCGAACGTCGATTACGACGTCGTCTACACCGTGTCCAGCGCATCGACCTTCGGCGCGCGGCTGTACATGGGGACCGACACGCCGCCCGCGGACGTGGCCGCCTGCGTGCCCACGGTGACGGGCGCCAAGTGGAGCTTCATCAGCGGGTCGCCGGGCAGCTATACGGTCGATGCCACGCGTTTGGCGTGCATGGGGTTGATCGTCGCGGGGCTGCCGGTCGGCGGCCTGCCGACCCTGATCCGGCTGGGAGGACAGCGATGAACTTCATCGCTTTGAACCCGCTGACCGCGACCGGCTCGGACCAGGCGGTCAGCGTGCCCCGCGGCTACCACCTGATCCTGCGGGCCGTGGACGGCGACGTGGAGCTGCGGCATCAGACGGGAGCGGCGGCCAAGCTCACGTTCCCGCTGGGGACACTCGCCTCCATCGGCCCGTCGCTGGGCCAGACCGTTTACGTCAAGGCGACGGCGGGCGTGACGATCGAGCTGGCACTGACATAGGGAGATACGGCTATGGCGGAGGAATTTCTGCTCGGCCTGGAGGCCAAGGTCTACTTCGGCACGACCGGAGCGGAGCTGTCGGCCATGACCGAGCTGACCAACGTGCGCGACCTGTCGGTGAAGCTCTCCGCCGGCGAGGCGGACATCACCACCCGCGCCAACCAGGGCTGGCGGGGCACGGCGCCGACGCTGAAGGAGTGCGCCGTGGACTTCGAGATGGTCTGGAAGCCGGGCGATGCGGGCTTCGCAGCAATCAAGACGGCCTACCTGACCAACGGCACGGTGGAGCTGGCGATCCTCAGCGGCGCCAAGGACGTGGCCGGATCGGAAGGTCCCAAGGGCTCGTTCTCGATCACGGAGTTCAGCCGGGACGAGGCGCTGGAAGAGGCGATCAAGGTCAGCGTCACTGCGAAGCTGGCGAAGTTCGACGAATGGGTGGTGGTGGCTGGAACATGAAAACCTTCACTGACAACGCCGGCCGGACCTGGACCGTCACGATCAACGTGGACGCGATTAAGCGCGTGCGCGGCCTGCTCAGCATCGACCTGCTCGAGATCCTCGATGGGAAGCTGATCGAGAAGCTGTACCGCGACCCCGTGCTGCTGTGCGACGTGGTCTACGCCGTGTGCAAGCCCGAGGCGGAGGCCAAGAGCGTGTCCGACGAGGACTTCGGCCGGGCGATGGCCGGGGACGCGATCGAGCACGCGACCAAGGCCCTGCTGGAGGAACTGGTGGGTTTTTCCCCGAGCCCGAGGGATCGGGCGAACCTCCAGCGACTGCTGACGACGATCGACCAGGCGGTGCAAAAGGTGCAGACGGTGGTCGAGGCGCGGATCGCAAGCCTGCCCGTGGACGAGATCGTCGCCCAAGCGCTCGCGACGTCTGGCAGCTCCTCTGGCGCTGCGCCGGCGTCGCCGGCGTCGAGCCCGGCCGGCTGACGCTCCGCGAGCTGCTGACGATGGCCGACGCCCGATCGCAGGACGAATGGTCGCGGCTGTCGTCGCTGCTGGCCCTCGTGGCCAATGCCCATCGCGATCCGAAGAAGACGCGGGCCTTCAGGCCGGCCGACTTCGACCCGTTCGCCAAGCGGGTCAAACGCAAGCGGGTAAGCGTGGCGGCACTCAAGGACGTGTTCGTCAAAGGCAGGATGCCCAAGGAGGCGGATTCATGAGACGTGCTGTGCTTTGCCTGGCGGTGTTGCTGATTGCCCTGTCGGGTTGTTCCGCGCTGCATTGGGGCGGCGAGACGGCCGGCGAGTCGCCGGGGTTCCGCGTGCGCGGAGGCGATCTGTGGCGGCCCGCGGAGCTGAAGGTCACCAGCGACTGCAATGCGGTCATCGGCCACGCCGAGTACCAGGGTGTTACCGGCCAGGATGGCGCGCCCGGAACGCGCTTCGTGCTCGACAGCACGACGTTCGGTCAGTCGGCGTCCTCGGTCGTGCGCGAGGAGCCGGGCAAGCTGGACGCGATCTCGCGGCTCCAGATGACGCAGGTCGAGTACGCCCGTGTGACGTGGACGGGCATCCACGATCTGGCGGCCGAGCTGGCGCCGGTGCTGAAGCTGCTGGCCCTGGCGCAGTTCACGCAGACCGAGACCGGTCTGACGGCGACCTTTCCCGGCGGGCTGACCATCGGTGGACGCACGGTCAGCGGCCCGGCAGAGATGCAGGAGTTTTTTCGTCAGGCGGCTGCGACGGTGGAACACCTGGCTCCCGCTGCGGTCGCAGATACGGTGCCGGGGTCCGCCCCAACGAGCCGGCCTGCCGGGCCGGGCGATAATCCAGCGGAGGGCAGCCCGTGAAGCGGCTCGGGCCACTCTTCCTATCAATGGTGTTCCTGACGGGCTGTCTGTCGAGCGCGGCCCGGCAATCGATCGGGACCCGCCCGCCGCTGGCAACACAGCCGGCGGGACAGGACGCCGCCGCCGCACCGCCGGCGCAGACCGCCCAGCAGTCCGGCCAGGGCAACGTCGCGGGCCAGGTCAATGCTGCCGGCTGGACCGGTCTGGAGTACACCACGGCCGTGCCGGTCGGACAGGTGGTCCTCCTGGCGTTAATGCTGTTCCTCAGTCACCGGCGGGAAGTCCTGCGGATTCAGCAGAACGGCAAGCACGCATGATGGATTTGCGGATCAGGGACCTGTTCTTCGACCAGAAGAAGGTGCTGCGCGCCGTCGACCAGGCCAAGCGCGCCGTGCTGTCGAAGGCCGGCGCGTTCATCCGCCAGACAGCGCGGAACCTGATCCGTAAGCGGAAGGGTTCTGCGCCGCCGGGCCAGCCGCCGAGTTCGCACGAAGGCAGCCTGCGCCGGCTGATCTACTTCGGCTACGACCCGACCAGCGATTCGGTCGTCGTGGGTCCCGTGGGCTTCCGCAACAGCCCCGCGCCCCACGCCCTGGAGTTCGGCGGCCAGACGGAAGTGAAGCGCCGGCGCCGCGGCAAGGTCGTGCGCAGCCGCGTGACCATCAAGGAGAGGCCGTTCATGGGGCCGGCGCTGGAGAAGGAGCGCCCGAGCCTGCCGAAGCGCTGGGCCAACAGTGTGCGAGGGTGAGCAATGGCGGACACACGCGGCATCCGCGCCGGCCGGGCGTTCGTCGAGCTCGGTGTCAGCGACCAGCTCACCAAGGGCCTGGCCAGGGCCAAGGCGCAGCTGAAGGCCTTCGGCGCCGGCCTTCAGACCATCGGCAAGGGCTTCATGGCCGCGGGCGGCGGCGTCCTCGGCTTCATGGCCGGCGCGGTCAAGGCCTTCTCGGCGGGTACGCACGAACTGCTGGAGATGTCGCAGCGCACCGGCGTGAGCGTCGAGGCGCTGTCGGAACTGGGCTTCGCGGCCGCGCAGTCGGGCCTGGACATGGAAGGCCTGGAGAAGGGCCTGCGGAAGATGCAGAAGACGGCCGGTGAGGCGGCCCTGGGCTCCGACTCCGCGAATGAGGCCCTGTCGCGCCTGGGACTGACGGCCGCCGACCTGATCCAGCTCGCACCCGAGCGGCAGTTCGAGCTGATCGCGGACCGACTCAGCCAGATCAAGGATCCCACGTTGCGCGCCGCGCTGGCGATGGAGATCTTCGGCAAATCCGGCACGGAATTACTGCCCCTGATGCAGGACGGCGCCAAGGGCATCGAGGCGCTGCGGAAGAGGGCGCAGGAGCTCGGACTAACGGTTTCGACGGAGACGGCCGAGCAGGCAGCACTGCTGCACGATGCGCTCAAGGCGTTGTGGCTGGTCGGCAAGAAGCTCTACACCACGATCGGCGCCGCGCTCGCGCCGGTGTTCACAGCCCTCGCGGAATCGGTGACGCGCGCCGTCGTGTCCGCTACGGCCTGGATCAGGCAGCACCAGGCGGTGGTGATTACCGCACTTCAGGTTGCCGTTGCCGTCGTGGGCGTCGGAGCCGCACTCTTCGTGGCCGGCATGGCGATCACGAAGACCATCGGCGCGTTCACGGCACTGAAAGCGGTGGTGCTGGGCGCGGGGGCGCTGATCTCCGCGTTGGGCTCGATCCTGGCCGGACTGCTCTCGCCGGTCGGCCTGGTCATCGGTGCCATCGTCGCGCTCGGTGCAGTCGCGCTGACCCGCCTGGGCGTCTTCGGCAAGCTCGTGGCCTGGCTTGGCGACACCTGGAAGTGGCTCAGCGACACGGTGTCAGACGTCCTGGGTGACATCGTCGCGGCGCTCCAGGCTGGCGACTTGGAGGGAGCGGCCAAGGTCGCGATGGCCGCGATCAAGCTGGCTTGGGTCGCCGGGACGAACGCTCTCCGCGAGGCCTGGGACAAGATCAAGAAGCCGTTCCTGGAGGTCTGGGACACGATCATCTTCGGCGCGCAGGTCGCGTGGGCGGAGTTTGTGGCCTGGCTGAAGACCACCTGGGCGTCCACGAAGGCCTGGCTGCTCAGGACCTGGGCGGGCTTCGCGAGCGGCTACAAGAGCATCGTCGAGTTGATGGCCGGCTGGTTTGCCAAGCGGATGATCGACATCCAGGCAGCGTTCGACGCCACACTCAACGTGCAGGCTGCCTACGAGAGCGTCGATCAGCAGGTGAACCAGCAGCTCGGCGAGATCGGCCAGCAGGAAGCTGCGGACGTGGCCGCCGCGGAGAAGGACAAGACCGCGGCAATCAGCGCTGCGGAGGAGCAACTACGGCAACGACAGGCAGAGATCGCCGACGCGGATGCCAAAGTGCAGGAATCGCGCCGCGCGGCCAATGCCGAGCAACTCGCGCAAGCTGAAGCGGAGCTGGCCAAGGCCAAGGAGGAACTGGCCCAGGCCCAGGCGGCAGTCCGGAACCGCGTCGCCGGACCTGCGGCGCCCGCCCGCCCGGGTGAGCAAGCGTTCGACGCCGACGCGCTGGGCAATCTGCTGGCCCGGAAGATCAGCGTGACGGGGACGTTCAACCCGCTGGCCCTCCGCGGCCTGGGCGGCGACGACGCGGCGCAGCGCACGGCCCGGGCTACGGAGGAGACGGCGAAGCACACCCGCAGGATCGCGGAGCGCGGCGGACTGACCTTCGCCTGATGCAGGGACGCATCGATGCCGGTGACGGTGGAGCTGCACTTCGAGCAGGTGGACGAGTCGGGGAGCTCCCCCTCCGCGGTTCGCCGCTACAACGTGCAGGGCGCCGCATCGTCGGCCGAGGCGCGCATGGCGGTGCTGGCCGAAGCACCGGGCACGATCGACCTCTACGGCACCGGCCTGTTGTTCATTACCCGCGACTCCGTGCGCATCGAGCCGGCGAGCGAAACGCTGTGGTCCGCGGAGGTGCGCTACGGGTCGGTCCCGCAGACCAACGAGAGCACCTTCAGCTTTGACACCGGCGGCGGCACGCAGCACATCACGCACAGTCTGGCTACGGTCGCGCGGTATGCGCCTTCCGGCAAGACGGCGCCGGACTTCAAGGGCGCCATCGGCGTCACCGCCGACAGCGTCGAAGGCGTGGACATCGCCGTCCCGGTCTACCAGTTCGCCGAGACGCACTACCTGCCCGACTCAGCGGTCACGCCGGCGTACAAGGCGACGCTGTTCTGGCTGACCGGCAAGGTGTGCAGCGCGGCGTTCAAGGGCTTTGCCGCGGGCGAGTGTCTGTTCCTCGGCGCCGCCGGCTCCAAACGCGGCCACGGGGACTGGGAGATCGGCTTCCGGTTCGCGGCCTGTCCCAATGTCACCAACCTCACAATCGGCGACATCACCGGCATCGCCAAGAAGGGCTGGGAGTACCTGTGGGTCCGCTACCAGGACACCGAGGACACTGCCGCCAAGGCGCTCGTGAAGCGGGCCATCGCGGTATACGTCGAGCAGGTGTACCCGTACGGCGATCTGAACGCGCTGGGGATCTGACATGGCCGCTGCGCCGAAGAAAGTACGTTCCGGCGATCCGCTGGTCATCCCCGCGGCGACGTTCAACACGTTCATTGACACGGCCCGCTACGTGGCCGACCGGCGGTGCAGTGCCCAACTCGATCCCGGGCGCGACTATCGTCAG